CAGAATCACTAACAATCGAAGGATCAACGGGCGTAGTTTTTTCTGATGGAGTTAATACAACTACCATAGTACCTACTTATATTGAAACCGGTAATATCAAAATAAGTGGAAATACTATAGAAAGTATCTCTGGAGGAATTACACTAGCACCAGCTAACAATCAAGTAACAAATACTGGAAATATTACTATTACCGGTGATACTACATTAAATCAAAATTTAACTGTACAAGGGAATTCAGTATTAGGAAATTCGGCATCAGATACGACAACATTTAATTCATATATTAATTCTTATATTACTCCGGCGACAACCGGCTTATATGATTTAGGCTCTTCGACTAATAATTGGAGAAATGTTTGGCTATCTAGTGCATTTATTGATGACATTAAAATTAGCGGCAATTTAATTACTACAACTGTTTCTAATAGTAATTTAGAATTACGTGCTAATGGAACGGGTATAGTTAATATACAAGGCAATACTGTTGTCAACAGCAATCTTACAGTAAGCGGAACTACATCATTACAGAATACTACTGTAACAGGAACTTTAAACAGTACAGATTTAATTACAGGAACAATAACTGTAAGCTCAACTGCAAATATTGATAGCATAGAAATAAGCAACAATTATATAAGAACCACAGTTTCAAATGCTAATTTAGAATTACGTGCCAATGGAACTGGTATAGTTAATATACAAGATAGCGCAGTAGTTGATAATAATCTTACAGTAAGCGGATCTACATCATTACAAAATACCACAGTAACAGGAACTTTAAACAGTACAGATTTAGTTGCCAGTTCTATCACAGTAAGTTCTTCTGCAAATATTGACAGCATAGAAATTAATAATAACTATATTAGAACTACTAGTTCTAACGCTAATTTGGAATTACGTGCCAATGGAACCGGTATAGTTAATATACAAGATAGCGCAGTAGTTGATAATAATCTCACAGTTAACGGGACTACTTCGTTACAGAACACTAATATAACGGGTACTTTAAACAGTACAGATTTAGTTGCCAGTTCTATCACAGTAAGTTCTTCTGCAAATATTGACAGTATAGAAATTAATGACAACTACATTAGAACTACTAGTTCAAATGCTAATTTAGAATTACGTGCCAATGGAACTGGTATAGTTAATATACAAGATAGTGCGGTAGTTGATAATAATCTCACAGTTAACGGAACCACATCATTACAAAATACTACTGTAACAGGATCACTAAGTGCTACAAATCTAACTGTAAACAATCCAATTGTAGCAAGTACTTTTAATACCGGGGATATTCAAATATCTGGAAATGTTATTAGAACTACACAAAGTAATAGTAATTTAGAGTTAAGAGCCAATGGTACAGGTAGTGTAATTTTTGAAAATTTTAATGTTCAACAAAGTACAATTAGTAATATAGTTCCAGGACAAACTATTGATATAACTCCTAGCGGTACAGGTATCGTAAGAATTAACACTGATCAAGCATTAAGAATTCCTGTAGGAACAGATGCAGAACGACCAGTGTCGCCATTGTCGGGTATGATCAGATTCAATAGTACTATCAATGCTTATGAAGGTTACAATGGAACATATTGGATACCTTTTGGAGGTATTACTGATTTAAACAGGGATACTTATATTATTCCTGAATTAAGTCCAGGATCAAACGAAAACACATTATATTTTTATGCTGGCGGTTCTTTAGCAGCGACTCTTAATTCAACTGAATTTAATGTAAATAAGTTGTCAATCGATAATATTGAGATCGACGGCAATATTATTCGCACATCTTCATCGAATGCTAATCTAGAATTAAGACCTAATGGAACTGGCGCAGTAGTAATTGATGGGTTTAGAATTACTACTAATACTATAACTAATACTAATTCTGGTGCAGTAACAGAATTTAGGTCAACAGGTTCAGGATATTATCATATTGTAGGAACCAATGCAGTAGTTATTCCGTCCGGATTAATCTCAGAAAGACCTGGAAGCCCTCAATTAGGCATGATGAGATTTAATACTGAATTAGAATTAGTAGAAATATATAATGGTTTAACTTGGGGAACTGTAGCAGGAACTGGATCGGGTATTACTGCTGCAACAGCTCAAGATATTGCAGTATCCTCTGCACTCATTTTTGGATAATAACATGGCAACATTTTTTAGAACAAAAGTAGTTACAAATATTGGAACAACCGCAGTAGATGCGCTACAAACAGTTGATAATAATAGGTTTACTATTATTGGATGCAATTTAGCAAATACTACCATAGACGATGTATACATTGATATATTTGTAATAGATTCATCTAGCGTAGTAGGATATTATGTCAAAGGACTTAAAATTCCTGTTAATAGTAGTGTGAAAGTGATTACAAATGGAGAAAAACTTATTTTAGCAGAACAGTGCGGTCTAAGGATTGTAGCAGATACTGAATCCAGTGTTGATGCTGTGATAAGTTATGCAGAAATAGTATAAGGAAAATGATATGAGCAACTATTTTTTAGGTAATACACAAGAACAAGTTTTGGGAGATATTCCTAAGTTCTTTTACGCACTGCGTAGAGACACAGAAGGAAACTTGTATTTTGCTAGGGTAAATCAAATATCAGGTGAGCCTATTACGATTAATAACATAGGCGATGTAGATTCAAACTACGAAGATTTTACTTTTGGAACCAATTATTTTGACGGAATTGACGAAGATCATGAGCCCTTGAAAGAAAATTTAAAATACCCTCAATATAAATGGGAAGCACGTGATTTATATTACTATGTAAATGCAGAGGGAGAATTAGTTGTACGGATAAATCAAAAATACACATATTCTAACGGAGCATAAATATTGTAATTATTACTAATTTGAGACAAAAACATGGCTGAATTTCGATTAAGTAGATTTAAGTATAAGTGGAAAGGCAACTGGAGCGGCACTACCGCATATATCAAAGATGACATAGTCCATTACAATGGGTCTAGTTACGTTTGTATAGTAGCTCATACTTCTACCAATAACTTTTACGCAGAATATTTAAAACAAGACTTAGTTAATAACGTTCCAACACCTTATTGGGTTAAAATGACCGAAGGATATGTATGGACCGGAGACTGGGAATCGACCACTGCCTATAAAATAGGCGATATTGTTAAATTAAACGGCAATGTTTATATCTGTGTGACAAATCATACCAGCGGAGCGAACTTCAATCCGGCTGACGGTAACTGGGAAACATACGTAGATTCTACAAAGTTTAGACAAGATTGGACTCAAAATACAAATTATGAATTAAATGACATTGTACGATATGGCGGCACAGTATATCTTTGTATTAATAAACATACTTCTAGTAATAATGCTGCTGGTCTAGAAGCGAACCTTGCGAGTTGGGAAGTATACTATTCAGGGGTAGAATACAGAGGCGAATTCACAGGATATATAAAGTACAAAATAAATGATCTAGTTTTATATAAAGCAACTCTTTTAAGATGTACTACTGCATATACTTCCACTCACGTTTTTGACGAGACAAAATGGGCCATCGAACTTCCAGGACAACTATATCAAGGCGATTGGGATCCAGCAACTTATTACAGTGTAGGAAATATTGTTAAGTATGGAGGATATCTATATTATTCTCTTACTAATAATTTTAATGAACTACCTAATGCATCAATTTATGATTTATCACCAAGTGATACAGCATATTGGCAGATATTATATAAAGGTATTAATTTTGCAGGAACATGGAACGTTTCGAGTGAGTATAAAGCAGGTGATGTAGTACGGCGCGGCGGAAGTTTATATGTGGCGTTAATAGATACTACCTTAACCGAAGATGGTAGTAGTTTAGATTATTTGGATACTTCAAATTGGGAACTATTAACCACCGGATATAATTATGCAGGTAACTGGCTAGAAGTTACTCCTACAGGAGAGCCTGGAGAAATCTTAAGAACATACGGTGCTGGAGATATTGTAAGATTTATTGGTAATACTTACAGAGCATTAGTCGAACATGTTCCTTTATTAACTAATGCACCTAACACTCCGGCAGGCCCTACTTATTGGGAATTAGTATTAAAAGCAGGCCCTAATACAGGTTTACAAATCGAGGGCGATCTACTAACCTACGGCTTTGATCCGCTTGATTACGGGAACTATGATGCATTAAAACCTATTAATGTTGAGATAGGAACTCCAGGACAACTTTTAAATATTGGACTAGCCGAACTCGTTACCGAACCAGATCCTCCTCCACCAGTAGATGTAATTCTCGCATTAGAAAAAAAATTAGAATATAAAACATGGGGAGTTGTCAGCAGATTACGCCATGTAGGAACAGATGGTGTAGACGATGATACAGATCCAGAACGCGGCATTAGTCCGTTTAAACCTTGGAGAACTATAAGATTTGCTGCTAGTCGTCTAGATGATAATTTTAATGGAAATAGTACTATAAGTGTAGGAGTTGGCGTATACGAGGAAGTATTACCTATAGTTATACCAAAAAACACAGTGGTGCTTGGATCAGAATTAAGATCAACACTTGTAAGGGCTGCTGGTCCTGTAGCTGCTTTACAAGGAGATTATGTATATACTAGAATAGCTCTAAGTAGATTAATTGAAATTATTGAAAATGTTATTTTAGGAAATCCTATTACTAAAACTACCACAAATACTTTAGATCAAGTTTTAGTAGGACAAAAACCTGTACAAGTATCCTTTACTCCTCCACAGTACATCATTGAAACTGGTGAAGAAATATTTGATACAGATTTTATAGATGTTGTTGGAACAGGTCCTGCTGGTATTGCTGCTCTTACTTTGTTCGATCAAATTATAGAATATCTTGATTCATATATTGACGAAGATGGAGATCCTCCGGCATTTTACGGAAGTAATTCTTTAACTACAAACGAAGGATTTATTAATGCAACTTATATTTTAGATGCAAATAAAAATTTCCTTGCAGAGGAAGCAGTTGAATTTGTAAGAATAAATTATCCAGCATTTCAGTTTGATGGTGATGCCTGTAAACGTGATGTAAGAGAATATATTAGAGCAATAATGAGTGATCTGAAGTATTCTAGTAATTATAAATCGTTGATGGCCGCTAGATACTACAAAAACGCTGTATTAGGGTCATCGGGCGAAGACATGTTTTATTGTAGAGACGCTACAGGTGTAAGGAATATGACTTTAGCCGGCTTAGTTGGTACTATTACAGCACAGCCTGTGCGATACCAAGATACTGTTGGACCATCTTATATTAGTTTAGATCCAGGATGGGGTCCAGCTCATGAAGAATGTTGGATTATAAATCGCTCTCCTTATATACAAAGAGTTACAACACAAGGGTATGCTGCTGTAGGACAAAAAATTGACGGAGCATTGCACAACGGCGGCAATAAATCTATAACATCAAACGACTTTACACAGCTCATATCCGACGGTTACGGTGCTTGGGTAACTAACAACGGCCGCGCTGAATTAGTTTCCGTCTTTACTTATTATGCTAATGTAGGTTATCTTGCTACTAATGGCGGAATCATTAGAGCTACAAACGGTAACAACTCTTACGGTAATTTTGGTTCAGTAGCAGACGGTAGAGATAATACAGAAACTCCTATCTCCGGTACTTTAAATAATAGATTAAATGAAGCAACCATTGCTGGAAATATCGTTTCTCCTACCGGAGCTATCTTATTATTAGAATTTAATAATGCAGGACAGAGTTATACAAATGCAGCTCTTACACTTATTGGATCAGGTGCCGGTGCTAACGCTATATTTGAAGATTTTAGAGATAATGCTATATTTGATGTAAAACCTATTGACACTGAAGCAGACGATTTTTCAACGCTGAATCAAGTAATTAATCAAACAATTGGCGGTGCAGGTTATACTGAAACCCAAGGTAATGCTCAGCCGCATTCTACACCAGGAGGGGATGATACAGGAATTACTATTGCTGTTAATGACGACGGAACCGAAGCACAATATCTTGGTATGAGAATAATAGTTCTTAGTGGTCCAGGTGCTGGCCAGTACGGGTATATAACAGAATATAATACAACTAGTAAGGAAGTTCTAGTTTCAAGAGAATCAGATGATCAACCAGGATGGGATCATATTATACCAGGATATCCTCTTACATCATTTACCACAGGTACTACTTATAGAATCGAACCCCGTGTGATATTCTCAGATCCAGGATTTGAAAGTGAAGAAATAACTGTGCCTGTTACCGACGAATGGGGAGCTGTTATATACGGTGAAACATCAGGACAATATTTCAATATTCCTACACAATTTGGAACAGGTGAAGTAGAAACACAAGACGGATTGACTCCATTAGTAGCAACATTTGATGTTATCAAAACAGGAAGAACTTACTCGGCTACATTAAATGAAAGTGGTGCAGGATATGCAGTAGGAGATGTAATTTCTGCATCAGGTGCTTTATTAGACGGTGTAACATCTGAAAATAATTTAATAATCACAGTAACTGAAGTTTCAGACGATAGTACGAACTCAATCGTAGACTTTACAGTAAGCGGAGTAGCATCTAGCGGTGTATTCGTAGTATTTCCTCAAAACAGTGATCAAATTTTATATTCTTACGATGCAGAAAATTGGACCGCTTCTGTTTTACCGTCGTCCGGACAATGGACCAATGTTGCTGCCGGAGAAGGATTACTACCGGTAATAGCACCGACGTCGTCGGCAGTGCTATTTGTGGCAATAAAAGCTGACGCTGTAACTGTAAATGCAGCAGCATATTCTTATAACGGCATAGATTGGACAACGACTGCTATGCCAAGTATAGAAAGTTGGAGTGCAGTTACATATGGTGATGGTAAATTTGTAGCAGTAGCACAAGGAACATCAAATGCAGCATATTCTGAAAACGGTATAGACTGGGATTCTTCTACGATCGTTAGTCTAGACTCATCAGACCATGTTTGGGTAGATATTACTTACGGTGCCGGACAATTCGTCGCTATTGCTAACAGTATAGATGCAGTAGCATATTCAGATGACGGAATAACGTGGGCAGGAACTGATATAAGCATTTCTACAACCAGTAATGATTGGGTTGGTATTGCTTACGGCAACGGTAAATTCGTAGCAGTGGCTAGTAACGGAAAAACTGCATATGGATTTAATCCAACATTTTGGTTCGATGGAGTTCAGATACTAGATGCTCAGCTAAATCCGGTGAAAATTAAATCTATTAAGTATGCACAAGGAGTTTTTCTAGCTATCGGTACTACCCAAGCAGGATCTGCAACAGAGAAAATATTTAAATCAGAAAACGGTGTGCAATGGGTTGAAGAAACATTAACTTCTAGTTTACCTTGGAATAATATCGGATTTGGTAATCCTGATCTTTCTCCAGTGACATCATCGTTAGGTATTAATACTCCAATATGGGTAGCAGTGGGCGGAACAACTAACAGAATTAGTAAAATAAGAGCAGGTAAAAGAGCTTTAGGACGTTGTTTAATTGGTGGTGGTAGAGTTTCGTCTATTAAAATTTGGGATCCGGGCTCTGCATATACTACAACTCCTACAGTAACTTTAATATCACCTAGCCTTTCAGAACCAGCAGTGTTTACAATAAGAACTTCAGACGGAGTTCTCGCTAATCCAAGCTGGAGTAATAGAGGAATTGGCTATCTTTCTAACACACTTACTGCTACAATTACAGGTGACGGCGTCGCAGATGTTGTTCCTGTAGGAAAAAATATTTCAATCAGCAGATTAGAAAGATTACCTATATTAGGTGCTCAAATTGAATTTGTGGGTGACGATACAATTTACACTATTGTAACACGTACACAATTAAGCGAGGATTTCAGCGGTGTCACTGCTAGATTCCGTATTAGCCCAGAATTACGTGTAAGAGATGCATTCTTCCATGACCAGCCTGTATTAATTAGAGAAAGAGTCAGCCAAATACGACTAACTGGACACGATTTCTTGGATATAGGCACTGGCAATTTTGAACAGACAAATTATCCTGAAATATACTCAACAGGATTGTTTACTCCTGATCCAGAAAATGAAATTGATTATCTAAATGGTGGTGTTGTTTTCTATACATCCAC